GGTTTCACATCCAGGATTAGTATATAACTCATCATTAGATACTATTTTTGTTGCCGGATTATCCGGTAGTTCAGCACCGACATATGAAGTATTATTATATAGTTTTTCAGGGTCTAACTATAGTTCATCAGGAGTTACTTCTCCAATAGGTAAAAATGGTGCTGGTGGTGTATTCCTAATAACTCACAATACAGAACCTTATACATATCTAACTTTAGTTACAGGAGGAACGCCGACAAACTATTTTATAAACAAACTAAATAGTAATGGAAATATAGAATATACAAAAACATATCCAAATAATTACACAGTATACAGTACAACATTTATAAACTCATCATCTGACTATATTGGTGTCTCTTACATACCATCTAGTTTTGGTAATAACGTACCGTTTGACTTACTAAACGCAAGTGATTTATCGGTTGCTCAAAGTTTTACATATCCCTTATTTCAATTAGGTACTACAGGTAGTTTTACACCAATCGCTAATACAAGTTATGATAAGGGTACTAATAGATTATATTTTACACAACAACCAGGAGATGCCTCAGGTAACTTTTTAAACTATTTTGGTTATATAAATTTATCAAACAATACCACCGTAACTGGTGGCTCATTGACTTACAATGTGTCAAGCGTATCAAATATAAAGGCAATACCTTCAACTACAAAGTTATATTATGTTGGTATAGAGTATGTAACACCATATTCTGGAGCCTTTAGTGCAACAACAATTGGTTACACTGATTTTAGCGATTCATCAAACCATGTTGTTCATAAAGAAATTATATCACCACCAGTAAGTTCATTTCCATACACAACCGACTGGAAAAACCCAAGATTATTCTATAACGAAACAACTGGTTACTTGTATGCTCAAATAGAATATTCTATCTATATTATTAATCCTTTCGATAATACAGTAATCGATAACTTCTCTTTCCTAAGACCGGGTGAAACCAGACATTATTTGGGCGCAATGACTGTTGGTCAGTCTAATAATACTTTATGGTTAGGTGGTATTACTGTCCCATCAGGAGTAGCTAAAAACAGTATTGACAAATACGACATTACTTAATTCTCGTAAAAGATTACTTGAACACCACTTTCTTCAAACATCTGAAGACTTCTTTTTGCATGTTCATCCCAATGTTCCCTATTTTTTGTAGTGTCTTCTACCTTACAATATATTGTTCTGACACCTGAAGATATTATTCCACGAGCACAGTCACTACAAGGAATACCACAGGTCAGGTACATTGTAGTATCTCGAAGACTAACACCAATACGAGCTGCATTGTAGATAGCATTTCTTTCGGCGTGTTCAAACCAGTAGTATTTTTCAGGTCTTACCTGACGTTCTTCTACATCATCATCAATACCACGAGGAAACGAGTTGTATCCTGTGGATACTATCTCATTGTCTTTACCAACAATCACCGCACCTATCTGTGTTCTTTTATCTTTAGATTTTAACTTAACTGCTTCAGCTATGTTCAAAAAATATTCATTCCATATCATATCAAATAATCTTCAATAAAATTTTGAAAAAGTTTATTGGGTTTTTTCTCCAACCATCCTGTAATAATATATTTTACCTCATTAGGACCTGGTGAATTACCCCTATGTTTGTGAGTCCAAAGAGCTGGTGCTATAATAAGTTTACCCTCTTCAGGTTTTATTTTTTCTTGATTGAACATGAATTCTGTGTGTCCACCTTCAATACTGTTTAGATAATATATAAAAAATAGTTCTCTGTCTGATGTCTCACCCCCTTCATTTTCATAGTGCCACGCATAATATCCTTCATTATCAATATAACGTTGCATTTGTAGGTGTGGTCTATGATTACCTGTTATACCAAAAAAACTATGTGCCGTTGAGACTAATGATTCCGTTGATGAAAAGTCACCTGTCATAATCATATAGGGATTATGTTTAATATAATCCACAACATTATGTAAAAGATTCTCCATCATATAATCATAAACATATCTCCAATTAGGGTTATCAATATGTTGATGTATCATAAAGTCTGTTGATGCTTTTATATTTTTCTTCACACCACCACTGGTAATACCCTCTATTAAATCGGTCTCACCCTCAAACCACTCGATTATCTTTTTACATAAATCAGGTGGTAATTGATTATGGTATTCTCTTATCAAACTATCTTTCATACTAAAAATGTTCTACGTAATGTAATTTAAAATCATAGTTATTATTCATTCTCAAAACAGGGTACTGAAAATCAAATAACTCACTTTTATCAAAATATGTTATAATTTCACAACCGTATTTTTGACGTAATGTTGATACTCTATTTTCTAATTTCACAATATCGGGTACCTTTCCAAGTTTACTATCAAAAGTTGCAATAAGTAACACTTCAGAGTTTTTCAAGTTATTATCAAATCTACCAACCATTTCATGTTCATTCCAAAACTCAATTCTCCAATTACCAAACTCATTTGGATATCCACCCCAACTAAAAGGATGGATATCCATTTCCCCAATGTATCTATTATCACAGAACCACTTGACCCTATATGATGTATCACCAATTAGACTGACTTTAGCCATTGGTCCGAAAACACAATTTGCGCTGTTATTTTCGTTTATATTGTAAATCATTGCGATACTTTAGATATGTTGTTCACTTTATTAATTGTGACTACTGAGTTTGCCCAATTTGATACCAATGGGTTGTGAGTTATCACAAAGATTTTTTCAAAATACTCTTTTATCTTCACAAAGAATTCACCAACCATCTCTAAGTTTTCATTTGAGATTTTACCAAACACCTCGTCGAATACAATAATATTTGGTTTAGGTAACGAACAAACTTTACTCAATACAGCTCTCAAAGCCAGTGATGCAATTGTTCTTTCATAACCTGAACCTGATACCATCAATTTTTCAATACCAGTACCATTGTCAATCATCCAAAATTCAACTTCATTCTTATCTGATATTCTAATCTCAAGTCTGAAGTACGAACTATCTTGTAGTAGTCTTTGGAGTTCTGAGTTTATCAACGGCATCATTGTCTTCATGATTATTTTTGAAATACCATTCTTACCAAACACCTCCAAATATATTTTATAGATTCGTTCTCTTTCCATTTCTTTTTGAATGGTTTGAATGATATCCAAGTTTTTCTGAATATTGTTCTGATGAGTTTGAATCTGATTGATATTCACACCTTTTTCTCTTTCAAGTTTGGTGTTTTCATCAATGAGTTCTTGTAACTTAATAGATGCTTTGATAATCAATTCTTCGGTTTTTTTATTCTCAGTAATTTTCTCTTGTACTGAAATGTATCTACTTTGTTTATCTTTCAAGTTATCAATCTTCAATTCAATAGTTTCATACTCAGCTTCATACTTCTCCTTGATGATTTTATTTTTCTCATAGATATCAAAATCTTTCTTCAGTGTAACGAATGATTTTTCTTTGTTTTCAGCATCGGATAATTTTGACCCCAACTGTTGTGACTCACTCTTTAGATTTCCTAACTCATTTAGTTTAGACTGAGTAATCGCAGCATTCATAAGTTCAATACCACAATGTTCACATTTCATTCCACCTGAAACTGTTTGTGATAATTTTTCCAAATCATCCACTTTGATATCGACCATACTCTTTTGTTTATACAAATCGTTCATCTCTTCTTTGATTTTATCATGCTCATCTTCATGATAATACTTTGAAGGTTCAACAATCTGAATTTGGTCAATATTCAATTTTACACCAGTTTTTTTGGTTTCGAGTTGAATGATTTCTAAAGACAAATTTTCAGGATTTAGAATTGCCAACTCATGGTCAATGTCAGTATGTTTTTTTTCAACTAAACTATCTCTATATTCCTGACCTTTTGTAATTCTTTTTGCCAACTCGACTATTTGAGTGTCAATTTCAGTGTTACGAAGATTTAGTTCATTGATAGATGTTGTGATGGTTTCATTCTTCTGTTTTAGTTCTTCACTAGAATAAACGTTTGACATCATTGTTTTACTGAACTCAGAAAACAATTCCTTACCCGTCTCTTCTTTTTTCTTTAGAAACTCTAAACCTAAGAACTTAGAAAGGACTTGTCCTCGAGCAGTTGGTTTAGATTCAATAAGGTCTTCCAAGTTAGATGCAGTTGTAAGAATAGTCATCAAGAAATCTTCTTGTTCACCAATTGAGGTTTTGATAAACTTTTCAGTTTCTCGTCTTTGTTCACCAGTGAAATTCATTAGTTGACCATCAGCCAACTTCTTGAAGAAGTCCAACTCGGTCTTCACATTCCACTCACCATCTTTCTTTAGTTTTCTCTCAAGATTTCTAACAATAATATAATCCTCACCATCAATCGTAATTTCACCTCTAACAGATACCTTATCTTTATCTGTAAACCTATTAAAGATTTCCTCAGCCTTAGATGACTTAGTAGTTGTATTGAAGAACAAGAATAACAATAGGTCAACACTTAATACTGTTTTACCCCCAAAGTTTGGAGGGTCTGACTCAACGACAGTTATACCATCACACTTTGTAAAATCCAAAACTTGATTCTCACCATAAGACAAGAAATTACTAAACTCAATTTTCTTTATATACCATTTTTTAAATGACGTTGTCTCTTGAGCTTCAGCAATCATTCGGTTCTCAACCAAACCATCAATACCAAGAACATCATCAATATATGGGTCATATCCTTTACCTGTGAGATATGACTTCAAAAGTTCCGTCTGATAATTTTTGTCCATAATATTGAGGGATACGTCCACAGTCTGTAGTGTACCCTCTTCAACATTCTTAACCTTTGTGATAACATTTACGTTTTGTGACAAATACTTCTTTTGAAAGTATTGTTTCACACTTTTGATTCTTTCTTGCGTGAAATTCTCAGGTACGTCTTCCCATACGACCTGAATGTAAGGATTTTCTAATGTAGTTGTGTCTATACTCATAGTTTTATAGTTATAATTCGGTGGTTGATTAAACAGATTCCAACCCTGACTCCTCACTGGTTTCATTTTCCGTCTGCCCACTGAATTTTTCTTTATGTTCATTTACCAACTCCTCAAGTTGTCGTTTCATCGCCTCTTGGTACAACTTACTATAGGTTTTGTGTAAACCTTTCAATTTGTCATTTCGAGCCGCAACTCTTTTTCTGTGTTCTTTTTTATTTTTACCCATAATTTAATTTATTACTATTTATAGATATGAGAGAAAGACTTTCTTCATTTTTGAACAATAAATTCGTTAAACTTCTATTTTCATTATCTATAATGCTGTCCGCCATACCTTCAATTATACAAGATTTTCAGTCACCAGTCAACTCTGGTTATACTCATTATGGAATGATGTTAGTAGGAGTTCTTTATTTCTTAGAGAGTATACTATGGACACTAGACTTATGGAAAAAATAGACACAATAAAAGATGAAATCTTTTTATTGGAGGAGACTATATTTGATAACGCCGACGCGTTAGACCCTAAAAAACTTTATACAATAAAAAAGAAGTTAATAAAACTTAAGATAAAGTATTCAGATAATTCTGATATAAGTAACCTATTTGATATTTTTGAAAACTTAGAATCAACCTATGAGAGAATGCAAGACGAAAAAATGAATAAGCGCCTTAACATTCTCACCATATGGTCAACTCTGTTCCTCCCCCTTTCTTTTTATACAGGTCTTTGGGGTATGAATTTTACAGACATTCCATTCTTGAATGACAAGTATGGTTTTTGGATTTTTGTAACATTCACGATTGTAACCTGTGGTGGTCTTTGGTTTTATTTCAAAAAGAAGAACTGGGTTTGATTATTTCTCGTAGTGTTCCACAAGTGTGTTCCAACTCCAAACCGCTCCTGATGCCAACAAACCATCAAAAAACCAACTATACCAAATTGGTGTTTCAAATATAATATTTGTTGGTGAATAAAAAACCAACCCCAAGAAGAATCCAACCCAAGTTGATGTACACATAATACAACTCAACAATTCAGTTAGAAACTTACCAATTGAATTGAATGGTGCGAATTCTGATTCACCCCACATTCTAATTAATTCTCTAGGTCCTTCAAACAGTGCACTATACACTAAAATGTTTGATAAACCGTAGGCTAAAATAACCCATACTAAAAATGATAATATACTCATAATTTTTTATCTAAATTTGAACCTCTTAGGTACACAGCTCCAATATTCTCATTATGTTTTTGAACTTCGAGTAGTGACTTCTGTAAGTTATCAATTAATTTATTTTTGTCAATAATTTCTTGTCTTTGTTTTTGTACTGTTTCTTGTAAAGCTTTTAGCTTTGTGTCATCAACTGTTGTCTTTTCTATAACAGTTGGTGGTTTGTTTTCCAATTCATCTATCTTTCGTATATAATCGGATATTTGCGTATCATACCGTGATACTTCTTGTTGGAAAATATTTTCCATTTCTTCAATCTTAGTGGAAAATTTTTGCTTCTCATCTTCTAACTTGGCAACTTTTCCGCCAAGTTCTTTTACTTGTTCATCATCAGTTATGTAAATTTCTTTTTCAACAACTTTTTCAATAGGAATCTCCTTTATAACCTCTTTGACAACTACCCTATCTACTGGAACTTCCTTGATGACCTCCACCACTTTCTCAACAACTCTATCTACAGGTACTTCTTTGATTATTTCTTTTTCAATTTCAATATATTCAATAGATGGAACCTCAACAATCTTTTCAATCTCTTTGTAAACTATCTTTTCAACTTCTTTTTCAATAACTTTTGGTTGTCCCTTATCATCTAACAAACCATACTTTTCAAGATTATACCCTCTTGAATAGCATTGTTTCATAAACCCTCCTACATCCTCAATATTATTGAGTTTACAGAAAGTACTTATGTCTTTTACCTCAGAAGAGGTGACATTAATTATTGACAAGTTTTTCTTTTCCTGTGACAAGGTCTTCAAAAGATTTAATTCTAAAAGATAAGAATGGTTTTGGATTAACCAAATCTACAAACTCATATTCATTTTTTTCAACATCATAAATACCATAACCATGTTTACCAACTGTTTCACCAAAGTTTTGTTGAATTGTGGAGCCAACCATATAAGCCTTTTTATTACCTGGTATATCAAACACCTGTCGTTTGTGAATATCACCACATAAAACTAAGTCACATCCATCAAAACGACTTGAATCAAATCCATCTTCAAACTTATAACCAATGTCCGTTGAAAGTCCAACAACAGGTCCATGAAACAAACCTATCTTGATATTATCACTTTCAGGTATTTCTGGTGGTACATTGTGGTCCATCAACGAATACACAACCCAATCAATATTTTCATCAGAGTATACACCTCTATTTTTATAATAAGAAATATTATTATTTCTCAATGAATCAATAATCGGTGTAAGTGCATCCAATCGTTCAGTATTATTCTCCAAGAAGTCGTGGTTACCAATGATAAGAACCGTCTTTGAAATCTTTGAACACTCGGTTAAAATCCAAGCAACAAACTCAATCAACTCAGGAGTCATTTGATTCTTTGAATGAACCAAATCACCTGTAAAAACAATCCTATCAGGTTGTAATTCTTTGAATTGTTCCAACATATTACGCAATATATCCTTATACAAAGAATGGTCTTTGAATAATCGGATATGTAAATCTGAAAAATGTACTAATTTCTTAATCATAATAATTTTGGTGTGTGTTTTTTTATTCGTTCCAAACTCTGTTTATGATATTCCTCACTCAACTCACAACCAATAAAACTTCTACCAGTCTCAATTGCCGCCACACACATACTACCACTACCTGAGAAGATATCCAATACCGTATCATCGGGATTTGAATATGCCGAAACCATTCTTTGTAATACAAACTGTGGTTTTACAGTTGGGTGAAATTTACTTTCTTTAGCCTCGAGTGATGTTGTAGCTAAATTACCCTCCCAAATGTTTGTTGGTAATACCATCATCTTGTCTTCAGGAAATGGTTGACCAGTACGAACGTTCATTTCCATCTTACGTTTCACTCTAACTTTAGGGTCTTCTCCATTGAAGAGAAAAGACTTTCCCTTACTGTAGTTCCAAGTCGCCTCGAACTTATAAGGGAAGTTAGTCTTTTCTCGTCCCCCCCAATTGTAACTCCACAAAATAGGATTCTGTGAGTGGAATCCATCAATCTTATTGAGAACCTCTAGTTTTAGTCGTAGAAACAAGTCATTTTTCATAGTTCCCCAAACTGTAAACATACGACCAGGCTTCAGAACACGATAACACTCCGTTATCCATTCCTTACACCACTCGAGGTATTTTTCTTCAGACTCGAATGTATCCCATCCATCACCACCATCATAACCAATGTTATAAGGTGGGTCGACATTGATGTAGTCAATAGAGTCATCATCAATGGTTTTCAGGAAATTCAAACAATCTGAGTTCTCAATACGATAAGACATTTGTAGCAATTAGTTGGTTTAATGGTTTCATGTACGCAGGAATCTTATCCTTAGTAACGCTAATCCAAGAGGTTTCTTCAGCATCACCACCACCGTGTTGACCGTTACCCTCAATCATAATGAACTGTTGAGCTTCCTCTTTTGTACAATAGAAAAGCTGAACATAGTCGGGGTGAATAAACTGAAATACGATGATATCGTACTCTTGTTCACGAATCTGTTGAAACTTGAAACTGTTTGTTACCCCCCAAATGGTTGATGTCTTTACCTCGGCTCGAATTTCCAAGTCTTTGATGTACAAATCATAATCAGAAAGTCTGACTGATTTATCCACCAACTTCTTAGTACGAGCTTCTTTTGAGGTATAGACTTCCATCCCCATCTTTTGGAAATGGTCTCCAACCATTAGCTCACCAACTCGTCCTTTACGTTTAGAGGACAAGTTACGGTACCATTCAAATTCAGAGCCACGATAGATGTCCTCCTCGATTTGACGTTTTACCTTTGATAGTTCTTGCGAATAATTCATGTGACAAATATACGAAAAAAAAATTAGAATAACAAAAATTCTTCATTAACATGTTTACAATCCGCACATCTGTAGGTTGGGAACGGTACAATTGTGTCTTGTGGTTCACCTGTTAGTAGTTTTGATACTTTCTTAATTGCGGTTACTTCTTCAAAATACATGCCATCACATTTTTCACAAACAACTGTTGGTTGGTCTCGAAGACTAATTTTAGGTAGATTATCGTTATTCATATTGTTTTATCATTTGTTTCATCACATCTTTTATGTTTTCCTTGAATGTGTCAATGAATTCAGGGTCGACATTATTCACATTACTTAAACTATTACTAATACCACTAAAGTCTATACTTTTTAGAGTTTTTACAGTGTCAGTTAATAACTTTTTAGAGTTCCTAACTCGTTCAAGTTGTAATCCGTGATGTCGAATCATATCTCCAATCTGATAGAACATTTCAAAGATACTACCACTAATCAACATTGTTTTTTGAACATCTAAAATTCTGTCTTTTTCATCATAAATGTCAATTCTACCGGCAAAGGGTCCTTCATAACTACGGATGTAAAACGCCAATTTAGAATTACCAATCTGCTCAGCAATCGACTTGTTTTTAATGTTCAAATAATAGAGAAATCCGTCTTTCATGTAAGACTTAAACGTGTGCGGGTTATTTCTCGATGCTGTACACCATTTAGTATTGTAACCATACTTCAATGAACCCTGATGGGAGATTGGTCTAAGAAGAATCAAATCATCATTTTCAGACAATACCTCAATATGATTTTCTCTGATAAACATTTTGTCATCCCTAACCATCTTTGCATGATAAACTATTTCAGACAATTGGTTGAAATCATCTTTATATGATAAAATATCTTTATTCTCAATGTACGGTAATAACAATTCAAATTCTTGGATTGTGTTGATGATGTCTTTGGTTGTTTTTACAAGACTGTTGTTGGGGTTGTGTCTGTTACACCAGAATCTGCACATAATACCCAAATACTTCTTAGTCTTTGTTTTATCTCCATTATTGAATTTTTCGAAAGTCTGTTTGGTAATCAAATTACTTTCCACGTATCTAACGCGCATGTCATCTACTTTACTCATAATCAATTAAAATTTTTCTAACATAAGTTTAAGTTCAGCCTCCATGTCTTTACATTGGATTACTTTATAAGTTGTGTTTTTCTCATTAATCCAAATAAGATAGCAATTCCCAATCTTTAGGTTGGTATTCTTTTCAATGATGTGTTTATACAATCCCAACTGTAGTGAGTATGTGTTCAACTCACAAACTTCTAAATGTGAAATTGGTTCATTGTATTTCTCACCAAAATTGTTTGATGTCTTAATTTCCTTGTTGGTCTTATAGTCCCAAATCTCCAACATTCCTGACTTTTGATTGTAAAATAGACAGTCTACCATACCAGCAATACCATAGTCCTCATCACCAACAACCAATTCCATTTTTACAGGAATAAGATTCTCTGACGCATCAGCCCAAAAACTCTTGAAAATCTTTTCACACTTATCGTACGCTTCTTTGATAATATCAACACCAAATCTACGAATTGACTGAGATGGGTCGTAAGGGAAGAATTTATTATTCCACCAATTCTCTGCCATGTTGTGAACCGCGGTACCCTTAATCGTTGAAACGTCTCGTTTCATATCCCAATCCGCAATTACTTCTTCAACAACTAATCCTCTCTTAGCTGCATATGTTTCAGCCATTCCTTGAGTATCAAACTTTGGTTTGAACTTGCTAATGAATGTAGTTGCCGAAGTGAGTTCTCTCCCATCAATATAATACTTGTGGGGTTCATCGAAGTATTTTATCTTGTTAAACTTCGACAGTTCTAAAAAATCAAACTTCATCTTACAAAGATAGTAAAAAAAAATTAGACTACCAAATTATTTTATCAAATCAACGTAATAATCATCAATCTTACCCTGTAAGTCACAGATATCCTTATCTTTAGGTAAGTGAACTATTTTTACTTTGTGAAGTAATCTACCACCATTTAGTATGTTGAATATCTTCTTCGCGTTAGTCCATGCATCCCCATCCAAAGCAATAATAACACCATTCAATGCATTATCATATACCTTCTCCATTAGTTTATTAGACATGTGTTTTCCTAACATTGGAATTGCGTTATCTAAGAAAAACGCATCAAATACTCCTTCAACCAAATACACAGGTTTGAACCAATCTATTTTATTTTCATTGAAGATGATTTCATCTTTTGGTACTGCTGGGTTTTTATATTTTATTTTATTTGGTAACCAACTTCTACCTAAAAAATAATTTAGTTTACCATTCTCATCATAGGATGGTACAATGATTCTATTCCCATATTCACCACTACCACA